CAACCCTAACCATCGGGGGCTTCTTCTACGCCGCACTCTCGATGAATTGACTGAACTCATATCAAAGTCGAAACAACTGTATACCAAAGCGTTTCCCGGTGCCGTATTCCGTGAAAGTAAGTCGACGTGGGTCTTCCCCTCTGGGGCTACTATATGGTTTTCCTACCTCGATAAGGATAAGGACGTAACCCGATACCAAGGGCAAGCATTCAACTGGATAGCAATCGATGAAATTACCCAGTATCCCACCTCCTACGTATGGGACTACTTACGGTCACGTCTCCGTTCAACCGACCCAGAGCTCTCCCAGAATCTCTCAATGCGGTGTACAGCCAACCCCGGCGGTGTCGGAGGTTGGTGGGTCAAGAAAATGTACATCGACCAAGGAGACCCCGGTAAGCCATTCATTCCCACCGATCTCGAGTCAGGAAAGCCATACGTATACCCTGAGGGACATGAGAAGGCAGGCCAGCCGTTGTACTGGCGAAAGTTCGTCCCGGCTAGACTTACAGACAACCCGTACCTTATGCGGGACGGTCAATACGAAGCAATGCTCCTCTCCCTACCAGAGGTGGAGCGAAAGCGTTTACTCGAGGGAGACTGGGATGTTGCAGAGGGTTGTGCTTTCCCAGAGTTTAACAAGTTTAAGCACGTTGTCGATCCTTATGAACTCCCGACAAACTGGCCCCGAATCAGAGCGGCAGACTACGGTTACGCAAGCCCTTCGTGCGTACTCTGGGGTGCAATTGATTGGGACAACAACATATGGGTCTATCGAGAACTTTACGTAAAACACTTTACAGCAGAGCAACTTGCCGCTAAAATAATAGAATTAGAGGAGTGGGACCCTGCTCCTCACTATGCTGTGCTCGATAAATCGTGTTGGAACCGTACAGGATACGGCCCTTCTATTGCAGAAACAATGATACGTAACGGCTGTCGGTGGACTCCATCAGATAGTAACCGTATTGCAGGAAAGATGGAAGTGCACAGCAGATTAGGTGATAACCAGTTTACTGGAGAGCCTACTGTCAAGTTTTTTAACACGTGCACCAACATAATAAAACAACTAGCGGGCATTCCTCTATCCAAAACCAACTCTGAAGATGTAGATACGAAAGCAGAAGATCATGCGTATGATGCTCTGCGATACATGCTGATGACAAGAACATCAGGGTACGTCTCCATACATAAAAGCCTAAACGATATTAAGAATAGCACGTTTAAACCGCAAGACGCAACTTTCGGATACTAGATGGCATCAAAACAATTAAAAAAGCTAGACTTTGACGTGAACACAGTCACGGTGGATGAAGCCGTCGGTTTGTACGCGGAAGAGAGGGGATTGCAAAAGCGTTCGCTTGGTAGCTTACTTACTCCGTATAAAGACATTCCTGCGATGGACTTTTTTCGAGAAGATGCCGCAGGTAATTCTCTTGCAAAGGAAGCATTTGGTTTAGCTCTATCGGGGGATCACCCCTCGATTGATGGAGTTGTAACTGATTCTCAGCTAACGACTGCGGAAAAAACAGCTCGTTTTACGAGTAATTTGCTCTACAGATACGTTCCTAAGGATGCTCCTGAACGCTCCTTCTTACTCGAAGCAGGGGATCAGCCAAAACTCGGGGAAGAGGCATTCGGTATCAATGTTCCGCCGAAAGCTAAGAATACAATTCACATTAATTCTGATCCCGCAGTTCAAACGCAGTTTTTTAAAAACCTCATGTTACACGCGGCGGAAAATCCGGACGATGTGCCAATTGTACGTTCAATTGCTTATGGATTATCTACAGGACTTCGCCCCAACGCGGCTGTCGGTCTAAAATTTTACCAGTACTATCCCGACTCTGCGTCGTTGTATATTGAAGCGGAGACACAAGGTGCAAAAGGTCGCGCTATCTCGGTTCCTCTGAGCTCACTATCAGACTCTATGGTGCAACAAGCGATCAAAGAGCAAAGAGAAGCACTCGCTCTTCCGGATATGGAAGAAATGACAGAGGCGGATAAAAAGAAAGTTGCACAGACAAACATTTTTCGCATAAGAGGAGCGAAAGGCCAGCTTCGTAACATCACGACAAAAGATATTAACAGAGTCTTAGGGGAAATTCGACCTGTCGAAAAACTTCTGTGGGATTCAGCGCGTCGAGAGTGGTACGACACGTACATGCCGGACTTACCCGCCGGTGGTAAGAAGGGAAGTGCTCTTTTCCGTAATTTTCACACGACTGTCGCCAATAAAATTGGTATGTCGCCGATGGTTACGTCTCGTGTTCAAGGTAGATCACTTCAAGCTAAAGAAATAGGTGCAACGGGAGAGTTCTTAACATACGACAGTGCTGTACCGGGTAACGTTAGTAACTTTGAACGTACCGAGGCAGAAAAACTAGCCAACTTTATGCGGGGAGCTATCGAAGACGCCCGCGATGAACTCGGGATGGATTTTGATACAGGATCTTCTCTCGATATTGATCAAACACGCTTAACAGAGGCTGATACTACACTACTACCCTACTTTACGAGAAGTGTAGGCGTAGATACTGCGGCGTTACCCGCCCCGCCTAAAAAACTAGATGATGAGGGCCGAAAGAACTTAGCGAGTAAGCTAATGGAATGGGCAAAGTCGACACAAACGAAGGGAATTGTAGGCGCGGCTTTAACTACCGGTCTCGTAGCAAGCATTCAGGAGACTTATGGCGGATTTAGAAAAGAAGGAGCTACCCCTCTACAGGCAGGAGTAGGAACGGCCGCTAAAACGGCGTATGAAGTCTTAGAGACACCTGCAATGATGGCGATGACACCCGCAAAGACTGCGGGCCCTGAACTAGCGGATCAACCTGCGTACATTCCGGGTCTCGGTGCTCAAGAAACCGAGTTCACACGAGAACAAACAATAAAAGAGATGGACAGACAAAGAGCTGTTATCGACGAACAAATGGAACGCATACGAGCGTACGATAGAAGACCGACGGACATAGACCGTCAAATGAGTGAAATACAACCTGACATTGAAGTCAGATATCCAGATAGGAAATAACAATGAAAGATATTATGCAAGCTGATACATACGGAATTGACTACAATTGTGGTGAGAACAATCTCGTACGTGAAGGTAAGGATTTTGACACAGTAGCGAATACTGAAGAACTCATCGTAGACGCTGGTAAAGCGGGCGGCAAACAGGGTCTTGATTCCTCAATCTTAAATGCCGACAAAGAAAACCCCCTTTCTTAATCAAACAGGTGTATTGCTATGTCTGACGGGTTTATGGCCCCGACTGACGACGATCAAGTAGAAGTTCAAGACGCGGGCAATCAAATGCCGGGTCTTGCCGGTCACATCAAAAGTCTTTTTGAAGATTCTGAAAATGGCCGAAGAACTTTTGAACAGCGTTGGTTACAAGCCTACAAAAATTTTAGGGGACTTTACGACTCGAGCACACAGTACCGTGATTCAGAGAGATCCAGAGTCTTTATTAAGATCACGAAAACGAAGGTGCTTGCGGCGTATGGTCAGATTATTGACATTCTTTTTGCCAATAAGAAGTTTCCTATTGTAGTCGAGTCAACACCTGTTCCTGAAGGAATTGCAGAGTTTGCTAAGATGGCAAGCCCTGTAGATCAAGTAATTGAAGATCCTTTTGGGTACGTCGGAGATGGCCGTGAAATTGAACCCGGACAAACTCGGCTTGGCCCTTACAAAAACACCGGGGCTGTTGAGGGGCGTTCGCGTATTGGGGAGCCCCAAGTCGAGCCTGCCGCTGAAGCCGCTCGGCTGATGGAAAAAGTAATTCACGATCAGCTCCTCGACACGAATGCTGTTAACGTGTTACGACACGCAGTGTTTGAGTCGGCCCTTCTTGGCACAGGTATTGTAAAAGGGCCGTTTAACTATTATAAGCGTGTACATAAGTGGGATCGTGATGAAGATGGCAACCGTGTGTACAATCCGGATGAGAAAGTAGTCCCTCGTATTGAGCACGTTTCTTGCTGGGACTTCCATCCAGACCCTTCAGCAACGAGCATCGAAGACTGTGAGTATGTGATTCAACGTCACCGCATGAATCGCCAACAACTCCGTAACTTGATGAATCTCCCGTACTTTGATTCTGTTGCTATTGAGGAAACTCTTGTAAAAGGGCCTAACTACGAAGATAAGTACTACGAAGATACAATTCGTGAGGATGATACTGAGCCTTACTATCAAGAGAATCGTTTTGAGGTTCTCGAATACTGGGGAACTCTTGATGCAAAGTTTGCTGATAAGGTAGGTCTCGACTTAGGTACTCAAGTTAGTGCACTAGATCAAGTACAAATTAATGCTTGGATTTGTGGCAATCAAGTTCTTCGCTGTGTATTAAATCCGTTTACTCCGTCACGTATTCCGTACCACTCCTTTCCCTACGAAGTTAATCCGTACCAACTATGGGGCGTAGGAGTCGCAGAAAACATGGAAGACGCACAAATGCTCATGAACGGGCATGTGCGTATGGCGATTGATAACTTAGCGTTAGCCGGTAATCTCGTATTTGATGTGGATGAAGCAAGCCTTGTCCCCGGTCAAAATTTCGATATTTTTCCCGGCAAAGTGTTTCGTCGCCAGTCGGGTGTTACGGGCACAGCAATCAATGGGTTAAAGTTTCCCAATACTGCACCCGAAAATATCCAAATGTACCAGATTGCACGTCAGCTATCTGATGAAGAAACTGGCATTCCAAGTGTGATGCACGGACAGACAGGTGTTACAGGCACAGGAAGAACATCTTCTGGCCTTTCTATGCTCATGAACGCTGGAGCTCAATCTGTAAAAACTGTAATTAAAAATATTGATGATCATCTGCTCAAACCACTTGGAGAAGCGTACTTTCAGTGGAATATGCAATACAACGACACAAGTCCTGACATCGTTGGTGATTTAGAGATTAAACCTCGTGGTACAGCGGCGGTAATGCAAAAAGAAGTTCGTTCTCAACGTCTTACCTCACTTCTTCAAACTGTTGCAAACCCTATGCTTGCACCGTTTATTAAATTACCCAACCTCGTGCGTGAGCTTGCAATCTCTCAAGATATCGATCCTGATCAGTTAGTCAATGATATTAACGAAGCCCAGCTCTACGCTGAAGTATTAAAAGGACTCCAGAATGCTCAACAAGGAACAGGCCCAGAAGGTGGGCCCTCTGGTCAACCACCCGCAGGCATGGGAGGCCCTGATTCAGCACCTAGCGGATCACCACCAATTGACAATTCGGGGGTTGGTGGCGGCACAATCGGAACGGGAGATGTTCCGGTTGCAGGGCAAGCTGGATTTACTGGAAACCCTCCTGAACCTCAAGGATAACCATAAAAGAGTTATAGAAAATGTCTCTTAACTACGGCCAAGGATATAGTGTATACCGGTCTTTACGGGACAAAATTCGTGCGTCTAAAAGATCAGGGTACATATATGGTCGTCCACCATCGGACGTGACGCCCGGACAAGGACCTGTTTCTGATGTTGTACCTGACGTACCAAGTGATACTGCACCTCCTTCTCCGAGTTACGGTGGTTTTGCTGGCGAAATGTCCGATCTTATTGGGGGAACTTTTGCCAGTGGTCCCGGTGGCTCAATGCAAATATCTGCTGATCAGATTGAAAACATAAGTAGTAGTGCAAAGCAGATATCTTCGGGTGAGTACGCAATTGATCAAGCAACTCCTTACGGAATAGGCGTTGACATTGCTACCGCTACAGGTAGTGAGACTGCCGGAGCGTTCGCTGAAAATTTAGTTGGAGTAATGGATTCCTCTCCGTTTGGTGTTATAAGCGGATTAATGGCCGGTAAAAAGACAAAAGACCCGTACGGAAAAACTACGGCAATTCCGGGTGGTGTTCTTGGTTTGGTAGCTGAAGCGAACATTAAGCAACAATACGAGGTTGCTGAAAAGATAAAAGCTGGAACTCCCGGATTTCACCAAATGAGAGGGGCAGGCGGTCTTTTTTCTATCGTGCCTCAGACTGTTTTTGGAAAGCAGGTAGGATACGCTGTTCTAGGCACGTATGAGGGAACTTCTCAGCAGGCAATCAATCAATACGCATCCATGTATGGGTACGACCCCCGTTCTGTAGATTTGATGTCACGTCCTGAAAACCCCGACTTCGGGACTCAACTTGAAGGGTATTCTACTTCTCTCGCTAAGATTGGGGGGTTTACTGAAGATGGTATGTATGCGTCACCGGCTACTGCTGAAGTTCAAGATGTTTCGGACTTTGGACTAGGGGCAGTTCGGGATCATATGGGGTTAATGGCTCAAGTGTATGGGCTGGATACAGCACTTAATATAACGTCGAATTTATCTGGAATATCTGACACGGAAAAAACAGCAATATCTCAAGGACTACAGTACGGGAACATTACAGCTTCTCCTGTTGTTATTGACGGAGATACCGTTGGGTACGAAACAATGTCTGGCGGTGTAGTAAAAGATAAAGACGGAAATCCGGTCACCTCTATTGATCAAGAAACAGGCAGGAAAAGCCCTGTTACTTTTGGTACAGGAATCATTAGTTCAGAAGCAGTGAGTAAAGCTGTTGCGGATAATTCAAGCTTTGATGAAGGTGACACAGGCGATACCGGAGGACAGGGCGGATACGGGGGTCGTGGAGGCGCAGAAAACGAGACAGGGTATGGGACACCGTTTGCTGAGGGTGGGCAAGTACCCCAAAGTGACCGACCTACTCCGCAGAATGCTCCTGTTGTTGCAGAAGCAGGATTTATTGAGGAAGAACCTGAGAATGCAAGTCCTGCTGAAACTGTCGCAGATGATAAGGCAATTGACGTTCCAGAAGGGACTTTTATCATAAATGCGCCCGCTGTCGAGTATATGGGGTCTGCTGACGTTAAGAAAATGATTCTTGAAGCGATGGACGAAGCGAAAAAGCAGGGAATTGACATACAGCAGAAAAACGCTAAACTACCTAAAGAGGACCTTGTATCTTTAGTTGTATCT